CTCGCGCGTGGCGCGAGATCGTTGGAGAGAGGGACTTCATCCCCGACCGGTGGGTCGCGAAGACCGGACGTGGTCTTCACGTCTGGTACGCCCACGAGACGCGCACGTCCACGCGCAAACTCGGTCCTAAACTCGACCTGAAGGGCGACGGCGGGTACGTTGCTGCCCCTCCGAGCGCGCATCCCGACGGCGGGAAGTACGAGTGGCTCCTGCCGCCCGGCGGGATGCCGCCGATCGAGCCTCCGCAGGGCCTGATGCAGACGCTCTACGATATCTCGTGGGAGCGGGCGAGGCACGAGGCCCCGCAGGCCAGAGGTCGGTTCGGCGCTCCACTGAAGGACGGCATCCTGTACGCCACGCAGAGCGTAGACGGGATACTGAAGCGTATGCGTGAGGCCGAGAGGGGCGAGAGGAACGACATACTGAACTGGGCCGCGTTCCGGATGGCTGAAGGCGGCGCGAACGAGGATACGTTCGCACTATTGACGGTGGCGGCACGTGAGGCGGGCCTTCCCGAGAGGGAGATCGCGACCACTATTAGGTCCGCACAGAAGGGGTTCGCTCATGGATGACACGCCTATCTTCGCGGTAGGGACCGAGGACTACTCTCAGGCAGAATGGCTGGAGCACTACTTCCGTGGCAAGTGGAAGTACGACCACGGCACGAAGAAGTGGCACCACTGGAACGGGATCCGGTGGGCGCCAGACCAGACGACGGAGATCCGGTACGCGGTAGCGGAACTCGCGGCCACGATGATGCCCGACGCGGTCAGCGAGTCGAGCAAGAAGGCCATGCTGAAACTGTTCTCCGTCAACCCGATCGACCGCGCGCTCGACGCGCTGGCCAGTATGCCGTCCGTCGCGATGGACGGGAGCGAGTGGGACACGATCCCGTACCTGCTCGGCTGCGAGAACGGCATCGTGGACCTCCGCAAGAACGCGCTGATCGAGAACCCGTCCCCGGACATGCTCGTGACGAAGACGACGGGCTGTACGTTCGAGGCCTTCCCGAGGGAGGGCGAGACGATGGATCAGCGCGCGCCGATCTTCACGCGCTTCCTGATGGACGTCACGTCTCAGGACGAGTCGCTCGCGATGTTCCTCCTGCTCTGGTACGGGTACGGCCTATTCGGCTTCACTCCGGAGCAGCGCTTCCTGTTGATGACTGGCATCGGACGGAACGGGAAGGGCGCGCTGAAGCACGCGGTCATGAAGGCCGTGGGCGAGTACGCCGTCCAGCCAGACGCGAACATGTACATGAGGACCCGTCACGGGGCCGCACGTTCCGATGGTGCACGCGCCGACCTAATGCTCCTGAAGGGAGCGCGCATCGCGTTCTTCAGCGAGCCGGAGGGAGGCCAGTTCAGCGAGGAGATCCTGAAGGCCCACACCGGCGGCGACACGATCACGGCCCGGTACCTCTACAGCAACGTGATGAACTCGTGGCAGCCGACGCACAGCATCACGTTCCTAGTCAATAACGCGCCAGACGTCGAGGATGTTGGACCGAGCATGGTCTCGCGCGTGATGGTGGCGGACTTCCGCGAGAGGTACGACGGTTCGCGCGAAGACAAGCAACTCTACGGGAAGTTGGAGAAGGAGAAGGACGGGATCCTCGCGATCCTGTGCTGGGCCGCGAAGCAGTGGTACGACGCGTGGAGCACCGATAAGGGCGGACTGGAGATGCCGGAACGCGTCGTGAACGCGTCGAAGGAGTTCATCTCGCAGAATGACCCGATCGCGCGTTGTCTGGAGGTCTCGTTCGAGTTCGGGGCCGAGAAGGACGTCTCCTCCACTATCGCGTACGAGGCCTACATCCGGTGGCACGCTGGCAATGAGGAGGCCGGTGAGGCCATGTCTCAGGTCAAGTTCTCTCAGGGACTAGAGCGGAAGGGCTTCAAGAAGGTCCGGACGAAGAACGGAGTCCGCTGGATCGGCCTCAGACCGTTATCCGCGTGGCAGTTGGCCGCTCAGGAGGAGCCAGATGATTGATTTGATCCTTAGGTACTGGGACTTCGTAGTCGATACTGCGAAGATCGTGCTTACTCTCATCGCTCTGGCGGGGATCTACTGGTTCTTGACAGCGTACGAGGCCACCCATTGAGCGATCCGTGCCCGGTCTGTGGCATCAAGCACCGTAAACTGGACTCGAACGCGTGTGCAGACCGGACGATGCCGGAGTCCGTGCTCCAGAACAGGGTCATCCAGCGCGCTGAGAGGCGAGGATGGAAGGTCGCACACGCCGGAAGGGGCTTCGTGGGCGGCGGTCCGGGGTCGAAGGGCGCGTGGATCACGCCAATGGCGAAGGGATGGCCCGACCTGACGCTCGCGAAGGCCGGTCATAGGCTGATCTTCATGGAGTTGAAGCGAGAACTGGGCGAGGTAGAGCCCGAACAGTGGGAATGGCTCGTCCTGCTGAACCAGTGCGGTTGTAAGGCAGTCGTAGTGCGCCCATCTGACCTCCGGAAGGGCGTCGTAAACGCTATTCTGGACGATGGGAGTCCGCTATGAGTCTTGGGTGCAAGATCTGCGACGATAAGGCCGTCTGCAGGGTCGTAGACGAGGAGTTGGAGCGCGGCCTGACGTATACCGCCATCGCACGAATGATGACGTTGCGCGGTTTCAAGGTAACTGCAGTCACTATCGGCAGGCATAACCGTCATCGTACTCCTACGGTGCTCCCTGAGATCGCGAGGAAGAAGCGCGACTTCGCGATCATGGTACGAGAACGCGCGGCCGACATGCTTGAAGCCGGTCAACTAGACCTAGCCGACAAGGACAAGGTTCCCGGCATCAATGCTGGTCTGAAGGCTCAGGCGATCATCGATAAGAAGGAGGTCCAGCGTCAGAAGCAGAGCGCGGCGGACGTCCTGATCGCCCTGCTCGGCGCGTTGCGCGGTGAGCCGCCTCTGCAGTTGGAGTCAGGAGACGTGATCGATGGTACAGCAGTCGAGATTGAGTGACCTCGACCTAATAGAGGAACTGTACCGTCGAGGACTGAGCGAGGACGAGAGATCCGCCGCTCTACGCTTCCGGTGGTTCGCTAAGAACCAGTTGGGGATTGACATGCACGTCGGTCAGGTGGCGTTTGGGGGTCTGGTACTGGCCAGACGCGAGGACGGGTGGAGCGCGAAGTACCTCACCCTACTCCTAGCGGCAGGAAACCGCGCCGGTAAGACGATGCTTCTGGCCGCCCTGATCATCTACTCATGCCTAGGGAAGTTGTCAAGGCCTAGACCGGACGAGGGTAACACGAAGAGCGTCGAGCGCTGGGGGACTACGGAGTACCACTGGTACCACTTCGGGATCTCGCAGGAAGTCGCCGACCTCGTCTTCAATGACATCGTGAGGATCCTCAGCGGTCTCCATGAGAGCCAGATCAACGGGTGCCCGATCTCCGCTAACGCTCCGATCGCGGCATGGGACACTAAGGAGTACGGAGACTACCGCTGGGTCCGCTTCGTGCCTGAGGTTGGCGGCGCTCAGGTCCACTTCCGGACGACCGGGGAGAAGGCGCTAGGCTCTCTCGGTAAGGACATGCACGGCCTCTCGTTCGACGAGGCCGGGATCGAGCGCAACTTGGACTTCCTAGTGGCGGAAGTCTTCAACCTCCGTCGCCTCGGCACCGGCGGACAGTTCCTGATGGTGAGCACGCCGTCGGAGATGATCGGGCTGATGTTCGCCGACCAGTGGGACAAGGGCGATCCTCATAACCCGGACAGGTACCAGTCGTACCGGTCTCTGCGGATGAGCACGCGCGACAACATCGGGTACGGCCTAACGCAGGACATGTTCGACCGCCTAGTGGCAGACATGGACGAGCGCACGATCCGTCAGAACATCGACGGGGAGTTCCTGCAGGGCAGGGCCGCGTACTTCAACGGGCATAACGTCGATCGATGCTTCGTGTCAGGGATCCCTGAGGAGTCCATCGCGAAGGAGAGGATGGTCTACCTGCAGGGCGTGGACCCGGCCAAGGCTCAGGACTCAGCGTGGAGTATCGCACTGGCACTGGTACCGAACCCGGACGATCCCGACTCCCCGTTCCTAGTGGGAGTCAGGGCTAAGGCGAAACACGGTCAGAAGAGCGTCGATACGATCGTATCGCTAGCGGTGGAGACCTTCAACTCGTACGAAGTTGCGCGTTTGCAGTCGAGGTGCTACACTGCTATTGATGCCACCGGCTTCGGCGGCAAATTGTTCCGGGAACTGCTGGAACGAGAGATCCCGTCCTTGTACAATATCGAGTTCGGCGGGACAGTGCAGAAGAAGCGGAAACTGCTAGGCGACCTCCGCACCATCATCGACTCGGGCCGTCTTCTCCTCCCGCGTGAGGGGATCTGGCTGGCGGTCAGGAGGCAACTCTTGGGCTACAAACTGGAAGACAGGGACATCGAGCAGGACGCCGTCATGGCACTGGTCTGCGCGGTCGCCCTGCTTCGACGTACCCCGGTAGAGAGTGCCGAGACTGCGGCGTTCGATTGGTACCAGACTCGCCCCAAGCGAGAGGATAACTGGAGATAAGGATGCCCGACGTCTACTTCGACCTAGACCTTCCCACTGCGCTGAAGGCCTCTAATGACCCGGAGGCGCAGGACCTCCTGAGAGAACTGAACGACCGGGTCGAGAGTTGCCGTCAGGAAATGCAGCGGTTCCGCGAGTGGTGCGACCGCGCAGACAAACTCTACTACGCTGAGGAGTTCACGGACGGCGGTGCCGACCTGTGGGCCGACGACCCCAGTGCGTACATGGGCGGACGCTCCCACGTCTCGATCAATACTCCAGCGACGTACGTGGACGTCCCGGCATCGCTCCAGTCGTACGATCCTATCGAGAACATGCTGGCGACCAGCGATACCGAGGAGGCCAGAACGGCCGCCGCAGCGCTCGAACGCGTCTACACTGCGTGGAAGCAGGAGGACGGGTTCGACCTGAAGTTCGCTAAGGCGTGCGCGGTCAAGGCCCTGTACGGCAGGACGGCCGGTCGAGTCTACTGGGACAAGGCGAAGAAGCGTCCGTCACTTGACGTTATCGAGCAGCCGCGCAACCTGTACTTGGGCTACCGGACCGACTCGTACGAGAAGGTCGAGTGGGCCGCGTCGATCGAGCGCTGGCATCCTAACGCCCTGATCGAGGAGTACGGACTCGACGTTGACGCGCGAGAGATAGAGGGCAAGATCATCCCGTTCGTCTCCTCAACCAGCATCGACAACATGCCGTCGCGCACGTGGCTCAACTTCGGGCCAGCGCGCATCGAGGTGTGGGACTACTGGTACAGACGCCGGAACGCCAAGGGGAAGATGGAGACGTGGAACGTCGTCTTCGCCGGAAACGCGATCCTGCAGGGTCCGAACAGGTACCCGGAGTACGAGGGAGACATCCCGTTCGTTCCGCTCTACAACACGTTCGTCCCCGGTACGCCTAACGGCAGGGCCGAACTGTACGACATGGAACAACTGATCCGCGAGAAGTACGAGAAGGTCACGGCCGGGTCGCAGATGATCGCTGCCGCAGTGGCCGGTGACTTCTGGCAGTTGGTCGGGGCGGAAGCGCCGACGCGCGTTCCGCAGGGACTGAAGCCCAAGCGGAACGAGGTCATCGCCCCCGGACCCGGCAACCGCATCGAGGCGATCCAGCCGTTCGTGGCGCAGTTCCAGTTGGAGCAGTTCCTCACGCGAATCGACCGTGAGGCCGCTACCATCTCAGGGCTGAACGACCTGCTTCTGGGCCTCGCCCCTCCGCAGGTCCTGTCCTCATCCAAGGCCATCAACGCCCTAGTCAGCAACTACGAGACCCGCTTGACCATGCGCCGGATGCTGCTCTACAAGTGGCGCAAGGACGTGTGGGAGTTGGCCGAACGCATCTTCAGGAAGAAGAGCAAGGAGGTCGCCGAGATCGTGTCCGCCGGTGGCGGTAGGCTGGAGATCATCGACCCGTCCCTGAACCCGCGTGACGAGTTGGAGACGGCTACGCGAGCGGGCAACCTCGTGGCAGCGAAACTGTGGAGCCAGCGGCGCGGCATGGACGCCGTCGGTGTGGACGACCCGGAGACGGAGCAGGACCTGATCCGCGAGGAGAGGACTGACGCTACGATGTTCCCGGAGGAAGTGCAGGTCATGGCTCAGTTGATGTCGGTCATCCAGTCGCTAGGACTCGGTGCCCCTCAGGGTGTTCCGGAGCAGATCGGTGGACAGGTGACGTCAGGCCAGAGTGCCCTCCGGAGGGCGCTCGGGGAGAGGACTCCGCAGAACTCGACCTCATCGCAGTTGGAGGGTGATCAGGGCATCACCCCGCCGATCCCGGGCGTGCCTCAGGAGGCCGGTGGCGCTCCGCTACCGTTCGCCATGTCGCAGCAGGGCGGCGCCAGCGCACCGTTGGGTCAGACGATGATCCAAGGCGGCAAGGCGAAGTCGCGGATCCTGACGCAACAGCAACTCGGGAGACGATGAGATGCCGTTCAAGTCACAGGCTCAGCGTAAGTGGATGTACGCGAACCATCCGGAGATGGCGAAGCGCTGGGAGAAGGAGACACCGAAGGGGAAGAGACTTCCTGAGAAGGCCCCTGCGGGCAAGAAGCACACTACACGGAGAAAGTAATGGCGAGACGAGGACGTTTCGGGAGGCTTCCGCGCGCCGTACCCTCTCTGACGAACACACTGATCGCGATCGCGCGCGAGATGCAGTCTCAGCGCGACTCGAACATCATGAGCGCGTGGGAGAAGGGTGGCGTCTTCGAGGGCAACGTCGTTACTGACGAGCGTGTGCTAGCGTACTGGAAGAGCCGGATGCGCCACGTCGATAGTCGTGATCCTCTGTACGATGCGTACAAGAACGCGTACATGCAGATCGACTACTCGATCCACGAGAGCAAGATGTCCACGGCGTACGCGCAGGGACGCGCGACGGACATGGACATGGCGAACTTCTACATGAACTGGGCCAAGAAGGTCCCGAAGAACAGCGAGTTCTACCGGGTCCTCCAGCGTGACGCTGCCCAGTTTATGCGTACGGCACGGGCGAAGGCCGAACAGGCCGCGCGCGAGAGGGCCGAGGCGAACTACCAGAACCGCATGAAGGCGATGTACAAGAAGGATCAGGCCGCCAGCGACTACATGCTGGGAGTCATGAACTCACTTGCACGTTCAGGTAATGCCGGTGCAGGGATCGCTCCGGTGGCCGGTAGCGTCCTCGCGTTCGACCCGACGGATCCTGAGGCCATGCTACGCCTGATCGACCTGATCCAGCCGCGTACTGGCGAGGATAAGACAGGCGAGAGTCCAGCACGCACTACGAACAAGGACGTTCTCTTCCACGACGCCGACGGCCGTCCGGTGACCGGGGCCGACATCGTGGAGCGCCTAGGGAAACTAGACGCCGACTTCGCCAATGGCGGGACCGTGGACGTCGGGTACATCAAGGACCTGATCAACCGGCAGCGGGCCAGCATCAAGGCGCAGATCAAACTCGCTAACGATACCGGTCACGTCACGGACGCGAACAAGTTGAAGGAGAACCTTGACACTATCGCCGAAGTCGGAAGGCAGATCAACGCGTACCCGGTCCAGCAGCAGTACATGGACCTGAACGCCGACTGGGTCGCGACTCGCGATAACCCGTACCTCTCCGTCCCGGCCAAGCAGGAAGCGTGGAAGAAGTATCAGGCGGCGCTCTTCGCTCTGGCCGAGGACCCACGTATCTCGGCCGACGACTACACCAAGAACACGCTGATCGCCGAGGCGAACCTGACTCCCAACGCGCCGACGCTCGCCGAGGACTTCTCGGGCGAGAGCAGGGGCAAACTCGTTGCCGACGGGCAGGGAATGGCGAATGCCGTGGCGGTCGAGACGTGGGACGATCACGTTTCCGGTGTCGAGTCAGGTGAGTACGCGTGGACGCAGGGCACTTGGGACTCGAAGGGCCAGTTCGTGCCTAAGGCTGACGGACTCAGTTGGGGAGCCGCCAGCATCAGGGATATTCAGGCCCTCTCGCCAGCGCCGACGGTCACGGCGATGGTGCCGTCGGGGGACGGTAGGTCGTTCATCAAGGTCCTGCTTACCGGAGCGGAGGTCACGGTGAGCGCGGCTAACCCACTAGGAACGGCCGCCACCCCCACTACGCAGAACCCGGTCGCCACGATGTACACCGGTAACGTGAACGGGCGCGTGGTAGAGATGTGGGCCTACAACAATGGCGGACAGATCCGTTACACTACCGATCCGCCTTGGGACCAGAGAGCGGTCCGCGTCGTCCGTAATGCGGCAGGGGTTGAACTCGAACTCTTGAACGCTCCGGCGAACAAGGACGTCCTGAACTCCGCACCGGCCAACTTCCCCGGATGGAAGATCGTTCCGCAGAGCAACGGGACGTCACAGTGGGTCTACGATCCGTTCGCCGGTGTCTTCGGCACGGACCCAACACGACTGTCAGCCACCCCGGACCCGTTCACTGACTTCCTGTCGCCCACGATGGCAATGACGATGGCACTCCCGGACGGATCTACCGTCATCAAGCAGATGATGAGGTATCCAGAGTTCGGCGAGATGCTCGATGCCGAGTTGCACGAGGCCGCAGGTCAGAGGTACGACGTGACGGCGGGCCAGTGGGTCGGACCCAGCGGACAGCCAGACCCGGTTCTGGAAGAGCGGTACAACCAGTTGAAGGCACAGAACGACGTCACGAGTCGGCGCGGAGCCGGTGGCTCGTGGGATACTTGGGCCGACTCCATCATGCGCCTCTGGGACAAGGTGTCCACTCAGCCCACTGTCGATGGCGCACGCGCACAGGATTTCCCCGTGGACAATACTGTCCCGGAGCAGTTGAAGGCGAAGTTGCCCACCGATCTCATCCGGCAGTGGCCCACGAGCACGGGGTGGGAGGCGCTCGCTGGGATCTTCCGGCCGGGGACTAACCTCATCCAGTTCGCGTCAGACGACAAGAAGAAGACCGGCGCTATTACGATGGGCCAGCCGTTGAGGTTGCCAGACGTCAGCACTAGGCCGATCATCCCGACGCCAGCGGTAACTAACAACTCGCCGGGGTACTCGCCGCCCAACCTGAACCTGACTCAGGGCTCAGCGTACACCGGCCAGACTCCTCAGGCATCGTGGGATGATGACTACAGAAGTCGGATGGTGGTCAAGTGACGTTCCCTGTAGGCATCGGAGAACAGACGTCCTCGTACGGTACGGGTGGAAGCAGCGGGTACGGAGACCTGTGGGCTAAACGTAGACAACGCACAGGCAGTATCTACCAGCCGTCCGCCCCCGCTCAGGATAAGTACCCGCCCGGGTCCATGAGCATCAACCCGGTGGATCCGGTTGGTGCTGCGGGGATCATCAGCAACGAGACCGCCCAGATGGTCGAGGGCATGGAGTACGGCATCTTCGGTGTCAGCCGACCCGATGTCAGCGGCTCCCACGGTGGCGTTGTCGGAGACGTCCCGATCCTCGGAGATATCGGGCGCTTCGGCAGGGAGGCCCTAGGGAACATCGCCGGGGCCGGTGGGGAGTTGCTCGGAGCGGTCGTCAACACGGCCGGTGGAGCACTGGAGCACGTCCAGCCGTTCGCCGGTCCAGAGTGGCGCGAAGAACTGCAGGAGAAGTGGGACTCCATTCCTGAGGACGACCCGATCAAGGTTGCCGCGATCGAGCAGATGAAGGGTAAGCCGGGGGATATCGTCCCTCCAGCCGATAGCCATATCAAGGCCGAGGCGGTCCGCCAGTACGAGATGCAGGGCGCTCCGGACAATCCTAACATGTGGGGCGGGCTGAACTCTACTCCGGGCTCTCTGGCCGATACCCTGAACAACATGCTCGGCCTGACGGGCGTCCCGTCACGACTGGTGAAGCGCAACATCATGGACGACTCTCGCGTGAACGAGATCATCGATGTCGCTGAGGGTCGTCGCCAGTTCGATGAGGGCACTCTCTTCAAGACCACGAAAGGGCTGAACCCGTACGAGCAGATCGTCTACACGAAGATCAAGAACGGAACGTGGACCGTTGATCAGGCCAACGACTTCCTAGTCTCGCACTTCAGTTTCTCTCACGATCCTACGTGGGAGATCGCGTCGGAGATGCTCTTCGACCCGACGCTACTTCCTGCTGTCGCGCTGTCGGCCGGTGCCTCACTAGGGGCTAAGTCTGCAGAGATTGCGCGCGCGATAAAGACGGCGGACAACGCTCTCGACGCCGCTCGGCTGACTGGAGTCCAGAGGGAGATCGACGCCGCAGAACTGGCCCTGCGGATGGCTAGGGAGGCCACCCTGAAGGTCCCGGGCACGTCCCGTAAACTGAACCTGATCGGGAAGGCGCAGGAGTCGCGCGCTGTCACCGATATCGTGAAGTTGATCACCCAACCGTACGTCGCCAATCAGGGGAAAGCATTCGGGACGGCCGGAAAGGTGGTCCGCGTGATCATCGATCCACTTCACGCGATCTCTCTCAACCTGCCGTGGGCCAACGCCGATCTGGACGTGCTGTCGGACGTCGCCACCCCGGCCGTGGTCCAGCCACACGGGTTCCATAACCACCTCAAACTGATCGAACGACTGAGCGAGAACTCCCCGACACTGCGTGACATGTTCGACGAGGACATCGCCACGTACGCCGGTAACGTGATGAGACGCGTCATCGGGAAACGGTGGCGGTCTAACGTAATGGCGCGCGGCATGGAGGACGATCTTATCGGGGTTCACCCTGATGACGTTCTCGATATCGCGATGGAGCACCAGAAGCGCGGCATCATTCAGATGATCGCGATCGAGGCGAACAGGTTCCGAGTGAAGGTCTGGGACGACATCGCGCTGGACAATCTGGCTAGGCGGTGCTCGACCTTCTACGGGATCCTGCAGCCCGAGGAGTGGGCGGACTTCGTCAAGGGCATCAATGATGACATGCGCGCGATGTTGCACGCCGCTACTTACGGACGCGCCACGAAGGTCCTACTAGACGCGATCGCGTCCTTCCCGACCGGAAGTGGGTACAGGTTCGAGGATCTCCGCGAGAGTTTCATCCTGATCAATAAGCAGACGCTGACGAAGCAGGGCGCTGGTGGTATCATTGAGCGTCTGGAGAAGGCCGGTGACGATACTGCTGGGATCGAGAGGATCATTACCGAAGCGCAGGAACTCTACCCGGAACTGCTGCACCTGACGATCGATAAGACGGACTGGATCGACACGAGCAAGAAGTTCGTCAAGTACCTGCAGCAGAAGATGCCGTCGATGCCCATGCAGGTAGTGGACGATGAGGCGAAGGACCTCTCACCGGCGATGCGCGAACTGCGCGAGGCGATCCGAGGCGAGTTCACGCTGGGGTTCAAGCCCAAGGATGAGTTCCTATGGGGGCTGGAGCGATCGGACCTTACTGGTGGCAAGTACCGGCCGGTGAGCGACGTCTGGGTCGGGCACGTAGCCGACGGAGCGAAGAAGTTCCAGCCGGGTAGGGCCGTACGAACTAACGTGGCGGGCGTGCCGATCGTTGGACCTATGGCTAAGATCGCGTTGAAGCCGATCGACCTGATCGAGGCGATGGGCAGGACGATGACGTCCGTGGTGTCCGGAACGATGATCGCGGAGACTGCACGAACGCGCTTCATGACGCGCGCAGTCTCGGACTTCGGGGAGTTCGACCTCACGCAGTCTGAAGCCCAGAAGATCTGGGACGGTATTCAGGAACTCGTTGGTAATCAGGACGTCATCACGAACCCGCGAGGATTCACTCCTAGGGCGCTCTACTCCGCAGTCGAGGAGGTTATCCCTCTGGCATCTAGGCGAGCCGGTCTCGACAGGCGTGCACTTATGAGCCTGATCCTCCACGCGTACGATGGAGACCTCAGGCAGATCGGCATCACGCAGAAGTTGACGGCGCGCACGAAGAAGGTCCTGTTCGAGATGACCGGGTCGAACATCGCCGGTCAGGTCGCCGAGCACGCTTGGCCGTTGATGAAGTTCCGCCTGAACATCGTCTTCCAAGGGCAGGAGAAGATCGAGCCGTGGATCTTGAACTCGCAGCGCGGGGCGTCCGTCGGGATCCGTCCGACACTGAACGCTCACGACGTTGCGACCGAGAGACTCCTCCAGAAGATGACCGACTCATCTCTAGTCAGGATGTCGGATCTTGATCAGGGCGAGTTCTCCGCCGCTATCTTCTTCAATAAGGAGATGATGCTGCGCGCGAAGCAGGAGGGAACGGCGCTCAACAAACTGAACGGGCTGGCGGCGGAACTGCTCGACGTTCAGGGCGTCAAGCGCGTGAACATGCTCCGCACGTTCCGCAAGGGCCTTGGCCGGGAGATGAAGGAGATCTACGAGGAGTTCCAGCCGGGCCTGTGGGACGACATGAAGAACACCGAGATCGTGAAGCAGGGCGGCCTGATGTCTGACGACGACTTCGCCGTGCACATCATCACGGACAAACTGCTCGGGAACGACTTCATGATCCAGCGGTTGAAGGAGGTCGGCGGGAAGTACGCCGAGATCCCGAAGATCTTCAAGAACTCCGTCGAGGCGGGACGGTGGCTGGTGCCGCAATCACTCGGGGAACTGAAAGCACTAAACCTTGACTACGTCGCGGAACTGACGCATATCCCGATCGGGCGTGGTAGACGAGCGATGAACGAGGCCGACCTCAGACGTGCGCTTATCAACGGTGACGTAACGATCGATGACGTCGAGAAGGCCTTGCGTCAGGTACTGAATGCGGACCCGGACTACATCAGGAGAGTCAAGAACGCCCTCCAGTTCTCGTGGACGGACTTCTGGCGCGAGGCCGAGGTAAGGTTCTCGCTCGACGCCGCTACGTCGCGGATGCTTCAGGACTACATGGCGGCGAGCGCAGAAATGAGAGGGTGCACCCCGATCGAGTTCGTGAGCCAGATCTTCTCGCCGACGATCGCAGACGGACCGGAGGGGGTGTACGGGCACTTGGGTAAGGTGCTGGCAGCGGTCAAGGGCGTCACCCCGGCACCGCTAGCCTACATCGTTACGCACGAGGCCGACGGGATCATGGGGTCATCCGAAGACCTGATCAGGCAGTTGGCAGAGATCTTCGCGGCCCATCTCGACCCATCCGCTAAGTATGCCCTGCTGGAGAAGATGCGTCCTGAACTGATCGCTCAGGTGAAGAAGGACAACATCTACCTTGATATCGCAGAGATCGAGAAGATGTTCGCGCAGAACGGTCCATCAGATCTGGCGAAACAGATCGCTGGCTTCATGGAGCCACCGGCTATCCAGCGTCGTGCACTCATCAACTCCATCGATGACTACGAGAAGAAGTGGGGCGTGAACTCGCAGAAGGTCCAGAAGTACCGGCTGCAGAGCACGGGAAGGTACTTCTACCGGAACCACATCGGCGCTGGCGTTCGTGCACTAGCGAAGGACGACCAGTTGCGCGTACTCCGCATAGTTGACGAGGTGCGTTCGCAGTTCCCGTACATCCGTTTCGATGGCATCGACGTCGTTGACCTGAACAAGACGTTCGGTGGACGGCAGATAAACGCGTCGGCCGTAGCGATCCACGACGACGCGCTGGAACACTACTACGTACTGGTAGACAAGCAGACGATAGGCCCGGGTAGCGAGCAGTTCTGGAAGCAGCAGGCAGAGGGCAACTACAGGTACGAACAGCGAGCATCTACAAGCGGGAGGCAGACGCCTGTCGGCACACCGTTTAGCGTTGGTGAAGACTTCGAGTCGATGATCTACCACGAGTTCGGTCATACGTTCGCGTTCAGCCAGAGGACGATCATGCGCGATCTCTATCAGGTAGCGCATCAGACCGGCGCTACGATAGATGAACTGATCGCGAAACTCGAACCGGGGCAGGAAGAACTCATGCTCCTCGCGAAGGAGTTCGAGCAGTCCGAGGCTAGGCGATGGCTGTCCGAGTACGGGTACGCTAGGAGACCGGACAAGTACGAGGAGCACGAGGCCTTCGCTGAGTGGTTCGACCTCTCGTTCAACCCGCGCCACTACGGACGCCTCCAGTGGCCGTGGGGCGGTTCGTCACTGATCAAGAAGTTCGACAAACTCGGCGCGGACGGAAACCTAGATCCGGGGATGGATAGGTTCATGAAGGACGGTAAGTACGCGTACGTGTACGATAAGCCTGAGACCTTCAAGGACTGGAGCGCATCCGGTACCCCGAAGATGGAGGAGAACACGAGAACTGGTGAATGGGGCATGGCGTGGGCGAAGAACTACGATGACATGCAGGCCATCCGCCACGGAGCACGCTGGAGAGGCTCTGGAGTACTGTACCGGACACGCAAGAACAGACTAACCTCGATGTATGACGGCCTTGACCAGTCCACGAACTACCTGCACGGGGCTCCGAGGGCGGACGATGTGGAGTATCTCGGGGTGGACGGCAAGTGGCACGTGCTGTCCGACGCTAAGGCCGAGGGAATGCACCCTGAACTGGCCGAGTACGTCGAGAAGTTGCGTACATTGACGAAGAGGCACCAGATGTACGTCCCAGCGAAGCCGCTGAAGCGTGAACCGGACGTCGAGCGGGCCGCGCAGATGTTCACGAAGTGGAGTCAGCACGTCGTGAAGAACGCGATGCTTCGCGGAAAGAGCAGCGCGTACGGAGAACTGCTCGACCAACTCGGGCAACTCCCGATCGATGAGGCCGTCCCGTACAACCTCACGGGAGAGGCCATGATGAATGCCGTCATGGACGATATGACGTGGAAGTGGCAGGACGCGTTCAAGTTGCAGTACTTCGCGCAGAACCGTACCTTCCTTGAACGGTCGATCAACCACCCGGTCTTCGGGATCTACCCGGCATCGTACATGTGGGGGAAGATCGCGCCGGAGATCGTCCGCTTCGTGATGAAGGAGCCGTTCGGGGTGAGGACCGGTGCTGCAGCGTACGGGATGAAGGACGTGCAGCAGGCGATCGCCCTGCAGCGCGAACTCGACCCGGAGTTCGACGCGAAGATCGAGCAGTTGGGCCACAGTCAGGCCCTCTCGTTCTTGGGCTACATGCTCCCGGCCCTACCGTGGGAGACGCAGGCGGGCTTCCCGATCTGGGCGAGGCAGATCGCCGATCAGGGGCTCGACGCGAAGAGAAGGGAAGAACTGGGGCTTCCTCAGGAAGGGATCGGACTCGTGAAACCGATCACGTCCACCCTAGAGAAACTGATGCCGTACTCGATGACGCTACCTTGGGCGGAACGAGGACTCGGAGAACTGGCCGACATGCGAGCGCCGGAGGAGGTCGCGTCCTCAGGGACCGTGAGTGCTACTTACGCTACGGACCTCGGACCTACGCTTCAGGACCAGTTCAAGGCCCTGCAGGAAGTTCTTGCTGGCCAGTGACGCTTGACAGGTTCAGGCGGGAAAGGTAAGATGGTAGCGATATGACAGACGACGCGACCACTCAGAGTGGAACATCCCCCGAGACTGAGTCCTCCGAAGAGACGACTCAGGAGAAGGGCACGGACTACGATGCGTTGATCGCCTCGGCCCGCAAGCGACAGGCGGGCGCGGAAGCGGCTCGTCAGGCCGCAGAGAAGAAGGCTCGTGAGTTGGAGCAGGAGTTGGCCAAGTACCGGTCGGCTGCCCAGACGGCTCAGGAGCAGGAACTCTCCGAACTGGCGGCGCTGAAGGCTCGATTGGAGCAGGCGGAACAGCGAGCGGCAGAGGCAGACGCCAAGGCCGCCGCGAGGATCCTTGACGCGAAGTACCCGAACGCGCGCAAGGAGTTGCCGGAAGTGACCGATGAGGTCCGACTGGCTAAGTTCGAGGCGATGCTTAGGGACGATGACTCGGAAGAGCCGCCGACCCCGAAAGCGATCAACGCACCGCGTTCAGGTGCTGGAGAACAGAAGAAGGCCGACGTTTCGTACGATGACCTTGTTCGGAACTTCAGGAAGATCCCGTTCCCCGGTACTTGACGCAATCCGCCCCTAGGGGCAGGAGGAATCCACAATGGCTGACCTGAGTCCCGGCATCGTCGTAGGGACATCTAACTTCGACAAGATGATCCAAGAGATGATCTCGAAGAAGTTGGAGGATGTCCTGCGCTCGCCGCTGCCGCACTTGCTGCCGGGTAACTACCTCCCGGCGACCTTCGTCAAGGGGTCGAACAGCACGATGCGGTTCAACCACATCCCCGACCTCACGGCCACGACTAACAGCAACACCGTCACTAAGGGTACGACCCCGTGGCTCTACGAGGGTACGGCCCCGACCGACGAGGCCCTGACCTTCGGCTACGAGGAGTTCACCGCGTATCAGGCAGGCCGGACGATCGCTATGTCCGACCTCGCCATCGCGGAGAACCCGCACGATCTCGTCGCGATCGCGATCGAGAAACTCGCGCGGAACGCCGTCGAGACGATGGACCTGTACGTGGCGACCATGCTCTCTGCTGGCGCGAACGTCATGTACGCGAACGGCAAGGCACGCGACACCCTCAGCAATGCTGATATCCTCGACGGAGCGAACCTCCGGAAGGCCGTCGGCTGGCTGAAGGAGCAGAACATCCCGACGTTCCCGGACGGTCGGTACCGCGCCATCGTCAGTCCTACCACAGCGTACGGCCTGATGAATGACACGGCCACCGGCGGGTGGCTCGACGCCCAGCGCTACGCTGGCTCCGAGCGCATCTTCTCCGGAGAGATCGGGCAGTACGCCGGAGTCCGCTTCATCGAGAGCACGAACGCCGTGCACGTCGATGCCGCGTACGGCACCGTCGGCGATGGCGCTACGACCATCACGGACGCGACCGGCGAGGCCGACACGGAACTGTTCACGACGTCCGCTGACCACGGCCTCGAAGCGAACGAGAAGTTGTACTTCTCCGCGCTGACTGGCGGCACCGGTCTGTCCACGAACACGATCTACTTCGTGAAGACGGTCCCGACGAGCAAGACCTTCACGCTTTCCGCCACCCGTGGCGGCAGCACGCAGGCCTTCTCGACGGACGTGTCCGCGTGCACGATCCATCCGGTGTGCGACGTTCACAACACGGTCGTCTTCGGTCCCGGCGCGTACGCGTTCGGCGACTGGGGCACGGTGCAGGCGTACTTCACTCCTGCCGGTGGTCTCACTGACCCCCTGCGGCAGGTCGTGAAGGTCGGCTGGAAGGCCCGCTTCGGCGCGATGATCGTCGGCGAGGGCGCGAACGCGACCACGGTTCCCGAAGGCCGGTACATCCGGATCGAGTCGGGGTCTAACCTCTTCTGATAGGGGTACTCGGGAGTAATCCCGTTAGGTGTATGGGGCCGGTGGGCTGGCTGGCTCACCGGCCCCTAACACTAAGGAGATCGAATGGACCTGACTCAGGACATCGTCTACCGGAACTACTACCTGAACGACGCCGACATCGTGACGAACATCGTCGCTGGTGGCGGTGCCGGGTCGGGCATCTCCGGGTGCGTGCTAGATAGCGTGGACATCTCGGACGTTGATGTCGTTCAGTTCATGGAGAAGCGTTCTCTTCAGGACGGCATGGACGCCGGTGACGTGTACCTAGGTGCCCGCAGGATCCGGATGGCCGGGACGCTGTACGGAGTCACGCGCGCACTCCTTTTCGACAAGTACTGGGAGTTGAGGGCCGTCCTCTCTCCGGTGCTGGCACAGTACGATGAGCCAGCCGACAAGGGGTACCAGCCCCTTTACTTCACCACCCCCACCAACCGCACGTCGGATTACCCCAGCGGCTATATCGATATGCGCGTGCTCGCCATGCCTAGGGCGTTTCAGGCGATCATCCAGCGCGACAGCCTAGGTGGAGACGAACTGGACGCGCTCGCCATCCCGTGGCAGGCCACTCTCGTCTGCAAGGACCCGTCGATCATGGGAGAGACTCCTCAGGACACTGAGTTCACCGAGTCCACCGTGGTCGAGGGCGCGACGGTAGCCGCTACGGGAGACCTGATCACTACGCTGACTGATCACGGCCTAGTCGCGAACGACAGGATCTCGTTCACGGAACTGACCGGCGGCACCGGACTCGCCACTAGCGTAGGGTACTGGGTCATCTCCGACGGACTCACGAACGACGACTTCAAGGTCAGCGCGACGATGGGCGGCTCGGCGGTGGACATTACCGTGGACTACACCGACGCCCACTACGTGAAGTACACTCCGGTCTCGGGCAACTTCAACAACCGTGGCAACTACCTATGCCCGCTGAACATGCTGCTCGTGGTCGGGCAGACCGGCGGCACCGTGACGATTAGCGCTGGCGGCGCGGTGGACACGATCACGATCCCCGAGTCCACTGGCGAGAGGATCGTCAGGTTCAAGGGAGAGGACAAGATCATCACGATCGAGGAGGCTGGTGTCGAGACGATCCGTCAGGACGCGATCTCGTTCGGGACCAGTACGACGTGGCCTCAGATCCAGACAGGATCTAGCGCCTACACTATCACGTTCACCGGCATCACGATCGGGAGCGGTAGCCACATGTGGTTCTGGGAGCGGTACGCATGACGACATTCGCTGGGCTTAGGACGGCCATCGCGCGGGATCTGCGTGACCCGGACCTGAAGACATTCACCGACAACGACATCAAGGACCTAGTGAACGGGGCGCTGGCGACGATCGGCCGGATCGCTCCGCGACGGTTTCAGGAGGACATAGTGCCCGTCCTGAACCAGATGGAGTACCAGTTGCTTAGCACGGACTTCTCGCTCGCGTGCCCGGAGATCGAGATCGTCAGGGTCGAGGTCTGGGACGCTACTCAGACACCGAACATGCCGATCGGGAAGATGGCCTCGCTCGCAGGGGCAGTCTCGTCCTTCTCGAACGAGGGATGGAGAGTGTGGGATGGAGTGCTGGAAGTCCCGTACTGGTTCCCGATCTACGTCAGCGGGTCCGAAGATGACTACCTGATCCGCGTGTGGGGCTACGCTCCGTACGTTCCACTGGACGCGGACGAGGACGTCTGCCCGCTCTCGAACGAGCGCGAGTGGGCACTACGGTCGCACTGCTCGGTCGTTGCACTGCAGCGGCTCAGCATGGAGCGGGACCTCTTCTCTCAGTGGCAGACACGTTCAGGCAACAGTGACGTCTCGCCAGCGGCGCTGCTCAGCGCACTCAATGTCGCGCAGGAGGAGTGGCGCAGACTCGCGCGTGCCATAACGGTCATGCGCGAACTCCCGGACTGATATGAGCCAGACGAAGGAACTCTACGTCGCCAAGGGTACCACTGTCCGGTGGGACGTAGACGGAGGAGACTACAGGGGCAGTGGTGGCAACGACTACCTGTACGCGGGTAGGCACGGGTCGCACTACTACCGATCGTACCTCCAGTTCACGATGGACTGGGCGAACGTCGGCGCCATCGAGAGCGCAGTGCTGCACCTGTTCACGTCGGACGGCGGCGGCGCTATGCCACTTACCACGACGGAGTCTCCGCACGTCTCGATCTACCGGCTCACGTCGTCCTTCTCCGAGGAGACCAACGACGACTCGTTCGTGCTAGCCGACTGGACTACGGCCAGCAAGACCGGTACCGGGTTCGTCACGAAGAACTGCTCCGAGGCGGCGTACGCAGATAACCAGATCAACATCACGGCAATCGTGCGCGCGTGGGCGCCAGCCAAGGTGGCCGGTGGCGGCAAGGCGACCAACCACGGCATCATGATCATGGGCGCGACGTCTAGCGGACATAACGCTCACTTCTTCTCGGAGGATACGTCTCAGAGCGAGTATCGACCGTACATCACGCTAACCTACAAGTACGGTCCTACCGCCCCACTGGCCCCGTCAGCGATGTCGCCGGAGGGCAACGTGACATCCCTGACTACGTTCGACGGGACGTTCAGCGACATCGACTCCGAGGACACGATGACGCACAGCGAGGTCGAGGTCTACGACGAGGGGCACGATCTAGGCTACTCCGGGTACTACGCTAGGGAGTCCAACGATTACGTCTACGACGCGGCCCACGGGCTGCAGAACGGCGACATCATCTACTTCACGACGCTGTCGGGTGGCGCTGGCCTCTCCACGTTCACGGCGTACTACGTGCGCGATCGATCGACCAACTACTTCAAGGTCTCGGCAACGCTGGGCGGGTCGGCCGTCAACATCACCGAGGACTACACTGCTGGGTCTTGGTCGAAGCGGATCTACTCCTTCAAGCAGGAGTGCACGAACACGGAGGTAGTGAATGGCGCGTTCACCCACGTTCCGGTTGATCTGTCTCTCGCACGCAACACGACCTACCGCTGGCGAGCCAGATGCCACGATGCCGAGGCCGCAGGAACGTGGTCCGCCCTGATCACGTTCTCCGTTACGAACGTAGCGCCTAACGCGCCCACGTCGCTAGACCCAGCGAGTGGCGTCTACAAGGACACGCTGGACAACCAGAAGTTCTCAGGCACGTTCACGGACGACGACGCTAGCGATACGATGTCGGCGGTCCAGATCCAGATGTCGGAGTACGCCTCAGGCGATGCTCACTGGCTCGACGCCGACTTCCTCCTGTGGGACACGGGCAAGATCCCGTACCTAGCGGAGAACGGTGGAACGTGGGAGGTCCTGTACCGAGGACCCGGACTCGATATTGGCACGTACTACTGGCGGGCGCGACACTGGGACGAGCACAATACAGTCTCGCCGTGGACGTACTGCGTGATCAACGTGTCCGCCGACTTCGAGGTAGAGCCGGGGCTGCAGGACTACGTCCAGTTGAGGCCGAGCGCCGCTTGGCGTATCGTGATCAAGGACATGG